TCCATCCGGGATCGGGCGACGGCGCAATTTCCGTCCCGGTCGGCGCCGCAACGCCCCGCTTGGCCTGAAGCGCCACGTGCTGCGCCCGCACAGTCGGCTGCGCGACACCCGTCCCCACCGGCCCGAGCAGGCTCTGCGATGGGTTCGCCGCGTTGTAGTACGACAGCACCGCCGGCGACACGTCGCTCTCCTGGAACGACGCCTCGATCAGATACGCGACCGACGTGCCCGCCTGGCTCGGCGGGGCCAGCGCCAGGAACGTCGGCGCGATGTTCACGCCCATCTTCAGGCATGGGTCCTGCGTGTCGACGCCGAGGGACCCGTAAGCTGCGCTGTCGAGCGTGGTCAGCGCCGTGATGCTCCCCGGCGAAACCTGCACGTCAAGGCTGCCCGGCGCCGTCGGCGTCACGTTCAGCCCGTCCACGATCGACACGACGCCCAGCGTCGCCTGCATCAGCGCGCCGAGTGCAATCATCGTGTTGCGGTTGGTCGAGAGCAGGTCCGTATCGAGCGGAATACTGCCGGGATAGACGATGATCCGGTCCATGAAGGCCTCTCTCGGCGTCAGTTGCTCAGCGCGGTCCAGGCAATCGCCCCAGCGGGCGTCACCGCCGCGACCGCGGCAAGAATCTCTGCGTCGCCAACGCTCCCCTCGATCGGGGGCGCCCCTGGCGGAAGCTGCGCACCCGCGATCGGCCGATATGCGGTCACGAAGCACTGGAACGGCATCGCGGCACTTCCCCAAGCCCCCGCGGCGCCGTAACCACAGGCGACGCCGTAGCCGCCGGTGTCCGCGGCCCGCGCAGGCTCGACGATCGTCGGCGTTCGTCCGGTCAGATCGGTCAGTGCTGCTGCCATCGCACCCCGCGTTGCCCGCAGCCGCACCACCTCACGCGACAGCCGCGCGCGGACCGCCGAGTCACTCTCGCCGGAGCGCCGGAAGAGCCGTTGTCCGCAGTAGTCCTGGACCGCGAGATCGACGAAGCTGTCGGTCACGGTGGCGATCCGTGCCTGCTTCTGCACGTAGTTCAGCATGCCGTACAGCGCGGCCCCCGCGCTCGCGAGCCCGGTCAACAGGCCGTCGAGCACTGGCGTCGCATCTGGGAACCAACGGAGCGGCAGCACTGCTTTCAGCCGCGCCAGCACGTCCTGCGTCGAACCGATCGCCGGATTGGTCATGTCCGATTCCGCTGTTGTGTGGACCATCGGCCCGCCGATGCGACCCGCAGGTCAGTTCGCGACGATCGCGCCCGCCTTCAGCACCGTGCTTGCTGACGGCAGCACGTCGCTCGTTCCGCCGTTCAGCAGCAGGTCGGTTACGTTGATCACGTTGGCATCTGCGCTGTAGGCGACCTGCACGATGCGCGACCAAGTGAGCGGCGCACCGAGCGCGAAGGAATTGACGAAGCCGGTCAACACCGCCACGACGTTCGCCGCCGTTGTCGCGTGCGGCACGCCGAACCCCGACGTCACGGCCAGCGAGATGTCGATCGTAAGCACAGTCGGTGCCTGCACGGCGAACTGCGACCCGATCGGCCGGACCGCTTCGATCGCGCTGGTGACACTGGCGAGCAGCGACGATGGTGGATAGCCGGTTCCGTCATCCACCGTGACCGTGAAGAACCCCATGCGCGAGCTGCCGTCCGGCATCTGGTTTTCGACGATGTTGAAGAGCAGCCCTTGCTGGACGCTCTGGATCGCCGCCCTGACCGCGAGCTCGGTGGCGCGGGCCAAGCCGGCGAGATAGGTCGGGAAGCGGCTCCGGAACGCCGTGTCCGCCTCCGCATCGATGCCGCCTTGGAACGCTGTCGCGTTGGTGACCGTGTCGATGCCCGGCACCGCAGAGCCGATCAGTGTCACGGCGCCCGGCTGCACATTGCCGCCGCTGCCCGGCGTCGCCGCCGTCGCGGCAACCGCAACCGACGCGACACCGGCCGCCAGCGTGAACCCATTCTGCGCCGGCGAGAAAGCCGGATTGGCCGTATCCGCGACCACCGTGAAGGTCTGCGTCCCGTCCGCAGTGCGCGCCGATACGCCGACCGGCACCAGCGCGGGTGCCACCGCCGCGAAGCGCCCGAAGGTCAGGCTGCCATGCGCCGCCACCGCGCCGAATCGGGTGAATGAGAAATCCGCCATCCAGCTGTCGAGATCGCCGGCCTGCGACGTCGCCGCACGCGTCGTCCGCAGCACCTGCAGGATCAGCCATTGCAGCCAAAGCGCGACCGACGCGTTCGCCTCGAGCACCGCCCGCAGCACGGAGCCCGCGCTGAGATCGAGCAGCTGGCTCGCCGCGCCCTGGACCGCCGCAGCGGCGTTGGACACCAACGTCGAGAAAGTCTGAAGCGGAAGCTGCATGTCTGCGGAACCCCGTCAACCGCCCAAGGAGAAGGCGAGAACTTGCGTCTGTGCGGTCGTGGCGTCGGCGTAGCGGATGTCGACGAACAGCGTGCCGCTCCCGTCGAAGGACACGTCCACCAACGGCTCCGGCGTCTTCGCCACCACGCTCTCGCGAAAGATCTGACTGCGGATCAGCGCCCGTATCTGCGCGGCCCGCGTGGGCTGGCCGACGAACTGCGCGAGTCCCGCCCCATAATCAAGCTGCCAGATATAGTCGCCAGGATTCGTTAGCAGCCGCCGCAGCACCCGCTGCTGGCCGAGCAGCGACCCGTCCGCCACCGCGGTGTCGCCGGTCGGCCCCGGCATCAGATCCGCGCCGAACTGGTGCGAGATGTCGCTCATGTCCCAGCCCTCAATCTGGCGCCGATGTCCGCGCGCCGATGCCAGGATGCACGTGCTGGTCGTAATGCTGGCGCAGCCGGTCGAGCGAGCCCTTGCCATCGTACACATCGCCCGACACATGCAGGTCGCCGATGATCTGCACCGTGCCGTCATTCGCGAGCTTCAGCGTCGCGCCGCTTTTGTGCTTCAGCCAGAGCTCGCCCGCCGGCGCGCCCGGCGGTCGGGCGCTGTCGCTCCAGCTGCCGCCGAGCACGACGCCGTGCTCCGCCTGGCCTTCCTGCGGCACGACCAGCACCTGGTCTCCGGGTGACGGCAAGCACGATACGCCCCACCCGGCGCCAACCCACGGTGAGAGAATCGGGAGCCAGCCGGAAATCACACCCTCGGGCTGCAACGAAACCCGCGCCGCGTAGCGCTCCGGATCGACGCTCGTCACCAGCCCGAAGCGCGGCTGTCCCGTCGCTCCGTCGAGTGCGCTGGCGTGCGCTTTCATCGTGTTCAGGAAACGCTGCATGTCCGCGCTCGCACCCGTTGCGTGAAACCGCGGCGCAGATCGAAGCTGCGCTCGATCTCATCGACGACGTAGACCTGATCGAACCCGCTCGCCGTCCCCTCGATCGAGACCAGCATCCGCGGCGCGAGCGTGAGCTCGCCGGGCATCTCCGCGATCGCCACCCGCTCGTGGCTGGTGATCTCCGCGAGCTTGCGCTGCGCAAGCTGCAGGGCATCCTGCGCGGACAGATTGGGAACGACGTAGACGTACGCCAACTGTTTTGCCGACCTTTTCGCCGATACCGGCACCTGCGCCGTTTCTGCGAACGCCGTTTGCTGGCGGCTATTCCAGCTTTTCACCGTTACCGAGATCTCGCGCGCGAGCGTCAGCGACCGCTCGAGCCGCAGCGTCGTCACGTTCGGCGCGCCCCCAGCGGTCTCAACCGCTCGCAGCGTCGCCCCCGCGGTTAGCGTGGGCGCCGCCTGCGGATGGAAATTCAATGTCGTCCCGATCACCCAGACGTCGAAGCCCTCGTGCGCGGCGAGTTGCACCAGCAAATCCCACTCGCTTCGGGCATGGCTGAACTGATCGAGCGTCACCCGATCATGTTCGAGCTCCCAGTAACGTCCGACCGGCGTCGTCGTCGCGGTCACGTCCGCGCTCAATCCATGCCGTCCCGCCAGCGTCGTCGCGATCTCACTGCTGGTCTTGTTCGCGAACGCCTCGCGCGTGCGCGCTTCGATCAGCTGCGCCGACAGGTCGCGCCCGTCGAGCCGCACCGTTCCGGCGACGGCGTCGATGTCGATGCTATCGGCCTGGCCTTGCACCAGGCTCACCGCCGCCGCACCGTCGAGCGAGATGCGCACATCGACGAGCTGGTCAGCCGTGTCGGCGATCGCGCCGATCGTCGCCGGATCGGCGACCGCCCGTACGCAGAACCGGTCGGCGGCGAGGTGGTTGTTGCTCACCACGTCGGCCGCGAACACGCCGGCGAGCGGCGCGCCGTTGACGCGCACGTCGAGCCGCGGCGCACGAAGCTGCGCCATGCTATTGCGCCCCCACGCCCCCGCCGGCGGTCGCATCGACGCTCGGCAGCTTCAGCGTGACCAGCCCCTGCAGCATCGGATCGTCGAGATCGTTCAGCGCCGCGATCCGCACCCATTGCGTCGCGTCGCCGAGCTGCTCCGCCGCGATGTGAAACAGGTTCCCGCCAGCCGTAGTCAGCGTCTTCATGAAACCCTCAGCTGCTCGCATTCGCGATATTCGAGGCCGCCCGCTGCACATATCCGCGCGCGCCGACGAGCCCCGCGAGCGTGCCCGCCGCGTCCGCCGCCGCCGCCGGATCGCCCGCACCGAGCAGCACGGCCTCGCTCGACCCGATGCCGCCTTCAATCGACGCCGACGCGCCCGCAATCGCCGAGCTCGCCTTGGCATACGCGGCCGTCCCGGCCGTCGCCGCCCCGCCCACGCCGAGCGCCGCCGTCGCAGCAGTCAGATCCACCGCCGTTCCGAAGCCAGCCGCCGCTGTGAGATCGGCGAGCACGCTCGCGGCCAGATCGAGGACCGCCGCCGCGATTGCTTCCGCCTCGTCCCGAAGCACCGTGCAGACGATGCGATACGGAATCCAATTCGCCCGCTCGTACTCGGCGGAAAAGCGCGCGATCACGACGCTGTAGAAGAACGTCCCCCAGGTCAGCGGCAGCACGCCGCCCGCAGCGCGGAGCGTGTCCAGCAACCCGGCCCGCGTTGCCGCGTCCGGGCCGGTGAACACGCCCGACCAGGCGATGTCCGCGTCGTCGCGCCCGAGCACATCGATGATCCGCTCGCCGCCCGGCAGCCGGTGCACCACCAGCCGCTGCGCGCCACCCCAAACGATCTTCGCCGGAACTTCGAAGTCCTGGAACAGGACCGGGCCGAGCAGAAGCGTGCCGTCCTGCATCGCTCACTCCCCCTGCAGCGTGCCCGGCCAAGCCGGACCGAGCCGCGGATCGAACCCCGTGACGCCGCTCGCCGGCCGCGCCGCATCGCGCGCCAGTTGGTCCGAGATCCAGCGCCCCATGCGCGCGCCATCGAGATACACATCCCCGCTCGTCGGGCCGCCGCTCCCGGTCTCGCGCGCAGGCGGCGCCGCCGGCGTGGCGGGGTAAGCCGCGGCGGGCGCAGCGGCCTGCACCGGCGCAATAATCTGTGGCGCAACCGCGCGCGCGGGAGGTGCTGCCGTGTTCGGCGCAACCGCACCAGTCGCCGGCGGTGCTGCCGTGTTCGGCGCAACCGCACCAGTCGCCGGCGGCACGGATGCCACCGGCACGGGATCGGCAGCGCGATTCGCAAATATGCTCGGCACCGCTGCGATGCGCTCGACGATAACAACGGGCGCCGCTGGCGGCTGCGGCGGCAGCGCGATCGAAACGACCGGCGCGGGTGCGGGCTGCGCCTCCGCGCGTTGAGTCCGCAGATCATCGCGCGAGGCGTCCAGATTGACCGGTGCCGCGGCCCTAGCCGGCGCCGCGCTGGCCTCCGTGAGGATCCGCACAACCGGCGGAGCCGCCGCCGCAGGCGCGCCAGGCGCCGTATCCGGCACCTTCGAAACCGAAGCCTCCCGCGGCGGCGTCGCTTGCGAAGGCGCGACCGGCGCATCGCGTGCAGGGACCTGCCGGGCGACACTCACCGCATCGTCGCGAACCCGCGCTGCCGGCACACGCGCTGGCGCATCCGGTACCTGGTCTGGCTCCGCGTCGGCAGCCGACGCGACGGCGGCACGCTGCGGCGCAGGGCGCGGCAACTCGACGCCCGCCATCGTCCGCAAGCGCTGCAGATTCTCGGTTGTCGTCGCGATCGCCAAATCGAGCCTTCCGAGATCCGCCGCGATCGCCGCGATCCCCGCCGACACGCCGTTCTCCAGCGCCAGCCGGATGCCGATCACATAGGCGTCTTCCATCACGCCCCTCCGATCGCCGCCACCACCGCCGCACCGACGGCATCCGCCGCCGCCGCGCCGTGCTCCGCCCCTACTGGCGCGAGGAACGGCCGCGGCGGCACGCGCGCCGTGCCGAGCTCCTGATACACGGCCACCGGATCGGAACTGCCGATCACCGCGCGTGACGTATCGGCATCGCTGCCGATGCTCGCGTGCAGCGCGCCTGTCCGCTCCCACGGCGCGTCATGCGCGTGGCCCGGCGCGCCCGCGAGCGCGTCGCGCACCGCATTCGCCATCGCCCCCGCTTCGCGCGCGAGCGCCTCCTGAACCACGGCGCCGAGATCGAGCCGCGCCAGTCGGTCCGCGAGATCACGCAGTCTCACGCTCGATCCCTCCAGCGCATCGTCACGAAATCGAACTCGCCGCCGTCGAGCGTGCCGATCGCCACCACCCAAGCGAGGCGGTCTTCCGGGGGCAGGCTGAAGGCGACGTCGAAGGGCACCCCGTTCCGCACCAGGAACAGGCAATCGACCAGATCGGGATGCCGGCTCAGTTTCCCGCGTGGCTCGCGAGATCAACGGATGCATCCGGCGCGAGCGCGCAAGCCACCGCCGCAATCCCGGTGTCGCCCAGCCGCTGCACCAGCGCCTCCACCTGCGCTTCGGTCGCGGGCGGCGGCACCGGCACGTCGTCGATCGCAACGACGCTCGCCGCCAGCACCGCCATGCCGAGCCAGGGCTGGTTCTGCGCCAGCACGGGCCCCGCCGCCTTGAACAGCCGCAGCTTGTCGAGCGCCGTCAGCCGCCGCAGCGCGAGCCGCCGACCCTCGGCGTCGACCACCTCGGGGGCCGACTGCGCCGCTGCGATCAGCCGCGCGGACGGTGTGTCTGCCATCAAACACGCTTCCGCTTGCCGGCGAAGAACTCGAGCTTCTGCTTCACGCTCGCGTCACTCTTCCACTGACCGGCCTGCGCCAACTTGAACACCACGCCTTCGTATTGATAGGTCGAGGTCGAGCCATCTGTCTCCTGCACGTATTGATACAGGGTGCCCGGCACGACCGGCGATCCCGCGAAATAGGCCGCCTCGATCGCCGCGATGAAATCCTCGGCCGCGGACGACCCGCGTTCGAGGTCGAAGCTGCCGTCCCACCCTTTCGGCAACTCGGCGGCGAGCTGTACGCCGTCGATACGGTCGATGCGGATGGGATGAGTTACCTGCCGGCTCTCGAACCCGGTCACATGCGTCAGGTCGACGCGCCCGAACGGCCCGATCACCACCAGCTGGCAATCGCGGCCGACGGAAAAGACGTTGCTGGTCATTGGGCAAAGTCCCTTCGATTAGGCCGCGAGCGTCGCGGACGGATTGGACGTCGGCAGCACTTGGCTCTGCACCTGCACGGTCTGCCCGCCCTCGATGTTGACGATGAACTTCTCGTTGATCGCCTGGTATTGAACCTGCGCGTCCGACTGCACGTAGCCGAGCCCGGTGCGCGACGGCGGATTGTTCGACGTGTCGCAGATCACCGAGAACGGCAGCGAGCCATCAAGGCTTCCCAGAAGCCCCTGCGAGAACATGTTCTGCAGGAACGACATCTGCGTCGCTCGAATGCGTAGGAACAGCGCCGCATTGATCACCTGGCCGACATATTGGCCCATGCCCGCCGCCAGCGTCGCGGCGATGTAGTTGGTCAGCCTTGTGTAGTTGTCGCCGTTGGTCGCCGCGTTGCTCGAGGCGTTATGCCCGCCGCGCACGCCCCAAAAGGCGCCCGCCGGCTGCGGGTTGGCGATTACGTCGATCCCCGCCTGCAGCAGCGTCTGCAGCTCCGCCGATGAGTACGACATCGCTTGCGCGGTCCCCGGCGTGCCGGATTTCTGGCTGCCCACGACGCCATACAGCGGCTTGTTCAGGCTCGACTGCTCCGGCGAGAGATTGCCGAGCCGTCCGGCCACGAAACCCTGCGGCGAGACCAGCCGGACCACGCCGTTCACCTGGTCGTTCCAGTAGAGCCAGTCGCCGAACATCAGCTTCGCCGCGTAGCTGTCGAGCCCCGCGTTGGCCTTCTCGGAGACCGCGTTCTGGAGCGTATCGCCCGCCGGCGTCGTCAGGATCATGTAGATCCCCTCGGACAACCCGAACCCGGCCTGCGTCGTCCATTGCGTCGCGTCGTCCGCATCCGCCAGCAGCGCGATGCTGCAGCCCTGCCCGCGCAGCGCATACATCCCGCTCCGCGGCGTGGTGTCGAGACCCACCAGCGTCGCCGCCGTCACGCCCGACGCGCCGTCGGTGCCCGCCGGCCCCGACGCGAACGAATACGAGAACGTCACCGGCGCCGATGCGGACGCTCCCGCATTCGCGACCACGAGTTGGCTCGGCCCGCGCAGCGCGCTGAGACCATCGTTCACCGCGGCGGCGAGGTTCTGCCAGAACTGCGCGCCGCTGCCACCGACGTTGTCGTACACCTCCGGCTGCAAGCCCGGCAGCGTCAGCGTCAGCCGCCAGGTGTTCGCCTTCGACCCGGTACTAAGGGTCGCAACGATCTGATTGCCCAGGCTGCCCGTGTACACCGCGGTGAACACGAAGCTGGTCTGCGGCACCTGAAAGCTCGCCGCCGTGTCCGTCCCGTCGGTGACACGCACGCAGCGGAAATTCGCGGCACCCTGCTGCACCGAGGTCGCGACCTGCGTGCCCATGTCGTATTTGCGCGCGACCAGTGGCCCGAAACTGACCGCGTAGTCTGCCATCGTCGCCACGATCGCCGGCTGACCAACCGGCCCCCAGGATGCGGTGCCGACGACGCCCACGACATTCGTCGGCACGCCATTGAGCACGAGGTTCTGCGGGGGCACGATCTGCACATAGAGATCGGGCACCACGAGGGCCGTGGTGTTGATGCTGCCTTTCTGCACGACCGGCATCGGCGTCAGCCCCCCTGCTTCTGTGGTTCCGGCGGCGGCGCAGCGATCACGCGCACGACATACGCCGCGTTCTCGCCCGCCGAAGTCGCGGCGATCGTGGCGGCGTCAGTGATGACGTCGCCCTTCGCGTGCGACCCGAACGGACGCACGACGACAAGGAATGTGTTCATGAGGTCTCCCGTTAGCCCAGGACTTAGCCCAACAAGCTCTGCACGACGTGCTGGCCGTCGGGCGCCAGCGTCGCATCCCCGAAAATCATCGCCGGCAGCAGCGTCCGCACCGTCGTCGGATACTCGATCGAGTATTCCAGATCACGTCGGTACAGCCCCGCATCCTGGCTCTGGTCGAAAACCTGCGAGCGCAGAAACCGCAACCGTCCGCCGGACCCGTCTGCCAGTGTCAGAAACGTCACCTGCGCCAGAGCCGTATCGATCGCGACCGCGCAGGCGTCGCGCGTCGCCGGATCGGGACACCAGCAGGTGATCCGAAATCCCTGCTGCTGCCGGCGCGCCTCCATCAGCGCCGGCTGATCGGCGACGACGCGCCCA